AGTAGGTAGATCGTTTTGTCATAAAGAATATGGTTCGAGAAAACCAAAACAATTGTTATTAACATCGCACATACTATTCATACTTATAGTTTTGGTGCTCGTATTGATATATATAAGATTGAATGTTATATTCAGTTAAAGCCTTTGTTTATGAACCAATGTATGAATATAACGAAAAAAAGTATATTAGGATTACCGTACCAGATAAATTTAAAGAACGTGTACTCGCTCTACATATAAACAGGTCGAATGTCATACTCTTTCCAGATAAGCTTGACGATCCTCTCGAAGGTAACGTTTTAAAAGTGAAAGTTCCGTTCAGGTACCGTCGCGTCATGTGTAACGTCGAAGGTGATAAACCCGTACAATCACTTGTAAAAGGTGATACCATAGAAACTGAACTTCAGTTTAACGGTGTTTGGAATGCTCACGAACACAGTGGGTACTCGTGGGTATTGAAATACATTAAAAATGTATAAATTATTTTACTTCCATTACCTTTTCTTCGTTTTCTTCGCTTTCTTCGCTTTCTTCGTTTTTAACATCCGGTAAATCAACCTCTTTTAATCCACCTTCTTTTAGTGCCATCAACATTTTAATACTTCCTTCAAGTCGTAAAGCGTCTTGTTGCATTTTTTCGACTTGTTCTGACATTTTTTTAATATTTTCTTCTATATTCATAAGAACCATGTTTTTATATAATTATATTATATATTTTCTTTAATACCCTTAATATACATAAAGATTAATGGTTTATATTAATTAATGTCATTAACACGTTCAGGATATCTCACAGGTGAGACACAAGAAATCAAAAACGAACTTACGGTTCGTGCCGTCGTAAACACGGAATTTGGGTTTCCTCCGCCTCCCTTTAAGGTATTCAGAAAAACGAAAACGGGTATATGCGTTCCCCGATTTTACGGTGAACAAAAAATCGGTCCACCGAAAGAAGATCGCCGACCCGAACCAGTTAAAATATCGAACAAGTTTAATGGAAAATTACGTGACGAAACGCATCAAAACGATGCTTTGGCGGCTGCACTCAAGGCCGGACACGGTGTTCTTTCACTTCCGTGCGGGTTTGGTAAAACCACCGTATCCTTGGCCATAGCGTGTAAACTCGGTTACCGAACCATGATTGTCGTTCACAAGGAATTCTTAGCAAACCAGTGGCGCGAACGTATTCAACAGTTTTGCCCCGGTGCATCTATAGGTATAGTTCAACAGGACAAAAAAGAAACAGAATGTGATTTTGTCATTGCCATGCTCCAATCACTTTCGTTAAAAGAGTACTCGTTTAACGATTTCGATACGATAGGGACTTTGATTGTGGACGAAGCACACCATATATGCGCGAAAGTGTTTTCCCAATCCCTATTCAAAATGTGTCCCAAACACGTTTTTGGTCTTTCGGCAACGCCTACGCGTAAGGATGGACTTACGAAAGTTCTTCACTGGTTCATGGGACCAACATTCTTTGCCGTCGAACGCGAAAATCAACAACAAGTCGAAGTGTTTCCCATAGAATACTCGTGTCATCGTTATAGCGAACCACCACCGTGTACGCGTTTCGGCAAACTATCTTTAGCAACCATGATTACCGAACTTACCGAAGATCGCACAAGAAACGTCGTCATACTAAACCTTATAAAAAATATCGTTAAGGGAACGCGTCAAGTTCTCGTATTAAGCGATCGTCGCCACCACTGTGAAGTACTCCACCAAAGTTTCAAGAAAACGTCGGGTTTATACATGGGTGGTATGAAAGAAGCCGAGTTAACCGAATCGAGTAAAAAACAAATCATTTTTGCGACGTTTAGTCAAGCGCATGAAGGTCTCGATATACCTTCGCTCGATACGGTTATACTTGCAACGCCTAAGTCTGATATAATTCAATCTATAGGGCGAATCATGCGTGAAACGCACGGTAAAAAGAATAACCCTCACATTTACGACATTTTCGATCAATGGTCGATTTGTCACGCCATGTATAACAAGCGTCTCAAAGTGTATAGACAAGGTGGTTTTAAAATACCGAAACAAAAACCCGAAGAACCTAATGATTTTAATAAAGGGAAATGCCTCATTTTACCCTAAAAATAATCACTTATATTTGTAAGAATGCCTTGTTGTGATACAGGTCGTAATATACAGAAGTATAAAGGAGCCGCAGCATCTACACTCCAGGATGTTACCGATAATGGTAATACAACAACGGGTGATATAATAACAACTTCTGGGTACTTTATAGGCGATGGTAGTAAACTTACAAACATACCAGGTGTAAGTGGTGCCGCTTTTAATTTAGAGCAGGTTACAGCTCAAGGTAACTGGACGAGTAATACCGTAGATTTTCAAAATACACATACCGCGTTTACGACCGATCTCAATTCAAATGTTTTAGTAAAAATCGACCAACTCTCTAACGTCATAATAACGGATCCAAACGATCATAAAAGTCTCGTATACAATTCAGGTAACTGGATAGACGATTACATAGACTTTACATCTGTCGAAGTTAAAGCGGGAGAAAATCTCGTAAAAGGTGATATTGTGTACGTTTCCGGAGCAACCGGAGATACACCCATAGTACACAAAGCAAATTCATCTGATACTACTAAAATGCCGGCCATTGGCGTTGTTATGGACGGTAGCATAAATCAAAACGATAACGGACACGTCGTCACGTTTGGTGTTTTTAGCATGCCTTCGCTAGACCCAAATTTTCAGGTAGGTGAAATACTTTACGTAAGTAACACCGCTGTAGGAGAATTGATGAACACGGTCCCGTTCGGTAATACGGATAAAATTCAAAACGTCGGTATTTGTGTTAAATCGGGGGGTAAAATTCTTGTTACGGGTGTTGGTAGAGCAAACGATATACCAAACGCAGAAATCGTAACTTCACAACCATCGTATATTTACGTAAACAGTACAGGTAACGAACTCAAAAAAATTTCAGCTTCCTCGTTAAACACTAACGTAAACACGTTACAACAAGTAACAGACGTTGGTAACACAACATCAAATACAGTACAATTTACTAATACAAGTACTTCAATAATAACTTCGGGTAATGTTATCGTAGGTACAAACGTACATGCAAATGAATATTATGGAGACGGTACAAACTTAACTGGTATAGCTTTAAGTTCAGATCTTACAGATAATGTTAATAGAATAAGTACATTAGAAGGTGAAACTCAACCAGTTAATAGAGGTGGTACTGGACTTACAAGTTACACGGTAGGTGATTTACTCTATGCATCCGGAACAACTACACTCTCTAAATTACCCGTCGGAAACAACGGTGAAGTACTTACAATGAGTTCGGGATTACCATCTTGGGCGGTGGCTTCCGGTGGTACCGGAAGTAGTTACTGGATACAGACAAATTCAAACATATATTATACAGCGGGTTTTGTCGGTATAGGAACAACGGCACCATCTCATAAACTTCACGTCGTGGGTACATCAAACTTTACAGACGCGATGTATTTAAGTGGTAGCGCAGGTACATCTGGTCAAGTACTTACATCGAGTGGATCAGGTAGTGCACCAACTTGGACGACAGTTTCCGGTGGTACCGGAAGTAGTTACTGGACACAGACAAATTCAAACATATATTATACAGCGGGTTTTGTAGGTATTGCAAATACGGCGCCTACAAACACACTCGATATAGGTTCAAACGTTTCAGTTATAGATGATGGTGTGGATAAACTTGTTATAAGAGGTAACGTGTACTCAACAAGTGATATCATTTCCCTAGGAACCGTACATACCGATATTTTAAAAGCTAAAGATGCTTATATAAAAAATACAACCGTCGTCGCAGAAAGACCAACACGCCAAGTTCGGTTAAATTAATTCTAATTGATATTAAATGAGTACCCAGGAATTTATCAGTTATATAGGAACTGTACACTCTTCTATATCAGGCTCAACTGGAGAATATTTAGCTAGGAGTATATCATTAAATTTTGAATCAGATAGAGTAGCTTTAAGTACAAGTGACGTTTCAAATTATACAGGTAGAGTTGATATTTACGACTATAATGGAACTAACTGGACAAAAATTTTTAGTTTATCAGGACCCGATGGTGCATATTCAAGTTTTGGACATGATATTTCTCTTAACTGGAGTGGAACACGTTTAGCTGTATCAGCTTACGAAGTTAATAAAGTATATATACTCGATGCCATAGGAACGGGTAGCAATATATGGTCTTCGTATGTTTCTAACACACTAAACACATCTTCTTTATCTTTATCAACATCGTCTCTGTTTGGATACTCAATATCTTTAGCACAAGACGATGGTAATAGAATTGCAGTAGGTGACCCCGGAGAAAATAAAGTTTATGTTTACGAATACGATAGTGCTAATAACAACTGGGGTAGTGGTCCCGTTTGGTCGAGTACAGATTCGGGTATAAACAATGTTTTAGCTTATGCCGTAGATAGTAATGGTCTCGCAACTTCTTATATACATGCACACGCTATTAGCAATAGGTATGGACACAAAGTAAGATTAACATGTTTTGGTAACTATTTAATTATAGGTGCACCTGGAGATACAGATGCAAGTATTAATTCTACAACTGCTTATTACCCAGAAGGTTCCACGACTAATTATACAGGTTCGTATACGGGTCAGAACCAAATAGGTCACGTTAGATGTTACACGAACGATGGTGATACATGGGCTTCTGGTACTACACAATACGGTCAGGATATACGTGGTATAGCGGGTACCGCCATTGGTACTGATAATCAACCTGGTTTCGGAACCTCGTGTGATATATCTACAAACGGTAATAAAATAACCGTCTCTTCACCGTATAAAAGCGTATCAACATTACCTAATGCAGGTCAGATAGATACATATCTCATAAACGATGATCTTGATACGTGGTTATCCGTATCTACATCTATAGCAGGTGCCAAAAGTGGTCAAAAACTCGGTATGAACCATCGTTTAGATTTTGCGGGTGAACGCTTAGCAACCGGTGATTTAGCGACTCTTAACCAGGAAAGTGCATATTATGGGGGTATATCACTTTACGCTTTCGATTTTGGTACAGATAGATGGTATGATATAACACGACCAATTCAATTACATGATTGGCCTACGGTAGGAAGTAATGATCATAACCCTGTAGATATAACAAATGGCAAAATAATAGCTATTTCTGATCCAAGAGATCCACCCGGAAGTTCAAGCACCTCGGCGGGGACAAGTGGTAAAGTTGTTTTTTACCAATTTCCTCTCACAAATGCCATTCAAGGTAACACATCAGTCGGTGGATATGTAAAATGTGAAAACCTTTATGTAGGTGCTAATGATAACTCCAGTAATACTGATCATAGCATAGCAAATAAAAGAATATCGTTCGGTGGTACGATTAGAGATAATTCATACGAAGAAACGTATATAGAAAACCGTTCGGTGGATGGAGCTGGTAAATCTGAACTTCTTATATACAAAAGAAATGATATATGGGACAAAGCAGGTGGTAATCCTCATAGCACCAACCCTTCAAATATGGTAGATGATTCTATAAGACTAAAAGCCGCAGAAATTTGTTTAGATTACGAAGATACAAATTTACACGGTACTTACCCGAATGCTTCGGTTAGAAACACGCGGTTTTTACTTAATAGGTCAGGTCAAATAGCTTTAGGTAACGCTTATTATAATGGTGAATTTGATGTCGTTACAGATATTGATGTTAACGATAAATCGTTTTTCTGGACAACCGTAAATATTGGTAACAAAACGAATAAACCACCTAACTTAACACCAGCTTTAAATACTAACAATGAACGTTTGTTTGTTGGATTGTCTACTTCATCGACGCAAATCGGTAAAGATGGTAAATATGGTAATCAGCAGTTTGAACGCTATAATGTTTCTTCACAGGCATGGGACGGAGACGAGTTCGCATTTTACTTTTCAAATAGTAATGCTACCATTTATGAAGATTCACACCCAGGTAATTGGCACGGAGCAGATGGACAATTTTCGTGTTGGATTAAGTTAAACGATACACAAGCTAATTGCGCGGGTGTATTAGCTTGGTTCGGCCATGATCTTCATCGCACAGGAACATCATATAGAGGTGGTTGGGTAAAATTAACATCGTCCGGTTTACAATTCGAGTATGAAGCAAATTCAGCTAATGTTCAAACAGTTTCTTATACGTTTAATCAGGGTTCGTGGTATCATGTTGCAGTATGTTTTCCAACAGAAAATACGTATCCATCTGCAAGTAGCAGTACATGGCCTAAGGTAAAAATAGATGGTCAAACTCAAACAATTAGTGCAAATCCAGGTAGTGCATATAGTGGTGGTGTGGAATTTGATAATAGTGCATACGGGTTTGGGTCATTTTTAACATTTTCGCGCGATAGTAATGGAAATGTCATTTTCTCTGGTGAAATACCCGTAGTATCCGGTAGTGAAAATAACGGTATAAAGAATTGTTGGTTAGCGCTTATGGATATAGGTAATGGTGATATAGATAGTAACGAGCTATATAAAGTCTTACCCGGTGAAATGTTAACGGTTGGTGGTATATGTACCATTACAAAATATTTAGGTATAGGTGTTAGTTCACCCAAGCACCAATTGGATGTCGATGGTGATATAAACTTTACTGGTAAACTATACAATAACGAAATAGAGCTCTTGGAACCGTATTCTAATGTTCTGACTCTCCAATCTAGCAATACATTCGTCACGCCTCTCACTTCAACCGCTGGAGTATATCCGTTAGTTGCAATGACCTCAAACAGTTCGGGTCCGCATGTAGCATCTGCAAGTTCTGAATATAACAGCAGTTGGGAACCATGGAGAGCATTTGATAAGACTGTAGATGGTGGAGGTTGGCATTCAGCAACTTCTACTTATAATTCATCTGATGGTAGTTATTCGGGTAGTACGGTAACTTTCACTTCTTTAGTTACGGCTGTAAACGGTGAATGGATACAATTACAATTTACAACGGGTATAGCTATAAATAAAATAGAAATTGCACCAAGAACAAATTATGTAAATAGATGTGCTGGTGATGGTGTAGTTTTAGGTAGTAACAATGGTTCAACGTGGACGATTATACATAGCTTTTCTGGTCAAACGTATACTAATGGAACCTATAATAGTATCACGTTCACAACATCACCTGTTTATACATATTTCAGGTTAGTTGTTACAAAATTAGCAGGTACTGGTAATACTACACTAAATATCAGTGAAATACGATATACTGGAGTTACTCTATACGAAAATTATGTATATTACACGGGTAACGTGGCTATAGGTACATCATCAACACCATCTTATAAACTTGACGTTACAGGTGATATAAACTGTACAGGTGCTTTATCAAAAGGTAGTGGTAGTTTTAAAATAGATCACCCGCTTCCAAGTATGAGTAATACGCATTACCTATACCATTCTTTCATAGAAGGTCCACGAGCTGATCTCATATATAGAGGTGTAGTTGATTTGGTAAACGGGAGTGCATCCGTAAATCTAGATACCGTTTCTAATATGACAGGTGGTACATTTGAAGCACTAAACAGAAACGTTCAGTGTTTTGTATCTAACGAATCTGATTGGGATGCATTAAAAAGTTCTGTTTCTGGGAATATTCTTACAGTATCGTGTCAAAACACATCCTCTACTGCAAAAGTTAGTTGGATGGTTGTTGGTGAACGAAAAGATAAAAACATGTACGATATAGATTGGACAGATAACGAAGGGCGCGTTGTACCAGAAAAACTAAAATAACTATTTTTTTACCATTCTGGAAAAAGTCACAATGGTAGAAAGTTTTTTTACTTTTACTTTCTCGGAAGCGAATCTATTAACGCGAGAGCTACAACACCCGCGATGAAAAACATAACAACGTAATTACACTCTGTATTGTCTCTACCCAAAACCTTACTGTGTTTTGGTGGTGGTGTTCTACTAGTAACAACCTCCATCGTCGGACGAACCCTGTTGGGGATTGGTCTTTCGAAGGGTTCTTCATCTAGAGGACAATAAGCTATCATCTATACTATACTATGTTTACAAATTAATTTCGACCGACTTTTTCTTTCGACCACCACCTCTTTTAGACTTGGTCTGAGTAACTTTGACTTCTCGAACTTCACCGTCTTCATCGGCGACGTCTTCTGATACTGGTGGTTCAGCTATATCCGAAATATCGTCTTCCATATCGATCTCGGGTTCTTCTCTTCTTTCCAAACTTGTCGTATTCATGGGTGGTTGTGGAGGCATCATTATATTACCCATGAGACTCGAAATGTCAAATCCTGGTCCTTGCATTTCGTGTCTCCCACCTCCACCACCTTCGTTCGGAACGTCGTTCGACGTGCCTTGTTGTTGAGATTTAGATACTGTATTCTGAACCGCAGACATCATGTTCTGAACAAGTCCTGGGTTTTGTTTAATCACGTCGTTCATGTTGGGCATGACTGATTTGAACATACTATTCGTTAAGTGGAACATCATTGCCGAACCACCAAGCATCATAATGAGCTTAACTTCGGGTGCAACGTGCATTTTTGTTCTATACTTTACGTAAAGTTCCTCGAAAACTTCATCGTAATCGTCAACGTTTTCCATGACGTTTTCGGACCAACCATCGAGTTGAATCTCGAATGGGTTATACTTTTTGTTCAAAAACTCGAGACCTGTTGTACACGCAATAAGCATGCGTCTCGAAAACTTTATAGACTTATCGACGTCTATGCTATACGTTATTCGCTTAACTTCGTTTCTAAGTTCATCTACGGGGGAATAAACATTTAAACGCTTGTTCACAGTAAACCCCTTTTTTTCCAAACGCCCAAGTTTGTTCACAAGATCCGCTTTTTCTTCGTCGATAGTTTTGTAACCAGGTGAAGGTTTTTCTTCTTCCTCTTCCATAGAATATCCTCCACCACCGCCACCACCTGAACCATAATCCATCATATCTGGTTCGTCGTCGTATTCACCATAATCGACAGGCTCTTCTGGGGGTGGAGCAGATGGTGGGTTTTGTTTGTTCGGGTTTGCAAAAGAATCTATATCTTCCTGAAAATACTGCGCCTGAGGCGGAACAAACTGTGTTTTTTGTCTAGGCATCTGTTTTCTAACAGGTTGAGGTCTAGGAACTTCTATTTCTATCTCGTTCATGAGTGCTTGTTCGTTATCATCTAGTTTCATAACGTTGGTATCGCCACGATTAAGAATAATCTCTCCGTCCATTACTCTTTATATTGAAACTATTATAATTTCTTTAACGCACTTTATAAAAAAATCTCAGTTCATAACAAATAATGAAACTCAACAACACAAATAAAAATGCCCTCAGGGCGATAGTCGTCATATTCGTACTCTTGTGGGTTCTTCAGCTACTGAACCCAAAGAAAAGTTATTACAGCCCAGTGGAAATTGAGACTGTAAACGAAGGTTCTATCTTCGATCTTGAATCCAAAGAAGACTGTCTCGGTAAATCGTACTACTCGGATAGCCGAGGTGGTGTTTGCGGGGGACAGGAAATGGTCAATGGACAATTGAATTATAAGATGAAGTAAAATCTCCAGTATATATAAATGGCTTTAGTGACTAGTCAATCAACATTACCCGATTTCGAATGCGAACACCATACAGTTGTACTCGATAACCTGGATACTGTCAGTGATACCGACTTTACTCTATATTTACCAACCCCGCTCGAGAACGTTGTTCAGGCACAGTTATTAGCTGCAAGTATTAACACTACCGGTGATACTCAAAGGTGTATACACGTAGGCGTAGAAGAACTCAAAACGTACTTCAGTCAACGTGGTAAAAATGATCTTAATGATGCAGATAATCACTTAAACGGTATATTCGGTACGATCGTGTGTGAACACAAATTACACGCGGCTTCAAATCCTCAACAAAAAGCCGTATTTTTTAGAAACGAGTATCCAATCGTTCAACAATACTATAATCCCATTCGAA